TGGACCACTGCCAATACCATCTGCTGCTGCGGTGGCGGCACTTGAGCGAACTGCGGGTTCTGCTGCACCACTTCTGGCGATTGGAGTTTAAGGTGTGTCTGGTGGTCCTCTTCAGGCTGTACGCCGGGATCTTGTCCGCGTAGCAGCCAGCCCATCAACTCCATCTGCGCCGCCTTCATTGCATCAGCATTCCGATCATCCTTCAGCAGCGTGTCCACGTCCACCTTGCGGAATGCTTTAATCATCATTTTGACGGCTTCGCCTCTGTCTACCTCTGGCAACTGTATCAGCCTGTCAAACAATCCCAGCGTATCGTCACGTTCAAGCTGTTCGATTAGCGGCAGCATCGACCCTGCTTCTATGTCTATGCGGCGTCTGCCTTGCAGCCAGTAGTTCTCAATCGCGGCAAGCCTTATGGGTTCGCCCTCTGGTGATATATTCAGGATATACTCGTTGGGCGTATACCTCTGGTCGCTCATCACGCTTAGGGCGTTGTCGATGATCCACTCGTAGGCATCGACTACGGCTACTTGCATCCACTCACGGTTCAGCTGCGCCTCTGATGCGTTGATGCTGGCCTCTGTTGCCGTGTTGGAACTTCGCGCCTCTACAGACATGATGCGAGACTCGTAGAACTGCGCGTCACGCTCAATCTGTATCTGGTCCTGTGGTGGGTTGCCCCAATTCAGTTCTCTTAGTGCAGTGCCGGGGTCATTAACCCACAATACAGACCCATCTTCAAGATTGCCAAGGCTGTCGGGCAGGTGGGGATTCGCCGTCTTTTCTCCCCTGTTGCCCAGTGAGATTCGTGCGTGTTTCTTGAGCAGGTCTACGCGCCTTGATACGCTCTCCAGAATAAGCTGCTGCGAATCCCTGACATATTCCATCAGCGGCACACCGTAGAAGGCGTCACCAATGTCAAACGACATACTGAAATAGGGAAAGCCGTTAGTTGTCAACCAGCCTTCTGGTTCGCTAAACTCGCCCGTCAATAACACTTCTTCGGCGTTGAACGGGTCAGGCTGTGTAATGGGTGTCCGTGCAAGGAAAGGGTGCTCGATTTCTTCAATAGGCTGCTCAATGTCGTTTGCGAAAACGATCCGCTTTTTGTTTACGCGGTCGTGGATCTCATAAAGCAGTACCATTTTCTGAAGTCGTTTTGCTTCAGCAATGGCGTCCTCTTCCTCTGAGGTGTCTACCATTCCGTTGGAATAGTTCACCAGCACGTTGTCGAGCGTAGAATCGCCGTCACTGGCAGCAACTGGAGTCAACTGCCGTCTAAATTGCTGGAATCGTTCGTCCTCTTGGGCGAATTTGAGCGGCACCAACATCTTTTCGATCACGTATTGTGCGCTGCCAAAATCGTTCGGCGGCACAAGAGGATCTACCATAATGTTGAACGGGCTAATCCTTTTGACGAACGTGAAATCCTCTTGCAATGCATCGTTGTAAACGTAAGGTGCCTCTGCCTCTGTGGAGTTGGCTGTATTGTAGCCGATCTTCAGCCAGCCTCTGTAGCAGAACAACACGTCAAAAATAGTTTGGTGGATCTCAGGCTTGACATCCATCACGTCGAGTGCTTCGTTGGCAAACCGCTCCAGCACCATCGACCCATACTCAAACGGCTCGTCATCGACGTTTAAAAAAACTTTCGGATAATTAAATGAGATGGATGCAATCAGCTTCCGAACCAGCGGAAAGAAGGTAGAAATCTTCACCATGAAATCAGATTCCATACCGGGAACCTGCATTTCCATGTTGTAGATTTTAATCAGCTTCTTCCAGCGTTCGTGCTTGGGCGCGTAGTATTTCTCACAGTTTTTGATCGTGTCGCGCCAATATTTTTGCTCTTCAGCCTTCAATTCATTCTCCCTGTTCGACTTCGTGGCCCATCAGCGATACGAACAGATCCCAATCCATGCACACCATCGGCTGCTGCCTGTCCCGTTTTAATATAAGGACATCGCAATCGCCCATCCATTTTTCTAATGTTTGAAAGCCGCTGCCGTTCTTTCTGGCCTTGACCTCTGCGGTGTATTTATGGCGCGGCCCAAATTTTACATCACCAGAAATAGCACCTGCGCCAGACAGTGGCACACGAAATGCCGGGATGCCGCTGCCCTTTAACGTGTTGACAATCTCGCGCTCGACGCGACTGCCTTTTATTTTGTGTGTTCTTCCGCTCATACTATCCTACGAAATTAGAGGAATACTTGCTATTATTTTTTTTGCGTAAGCTTGTCAGTATCGCTTCTGCGCTGGTCACAGGGTCGGGCCTGTCCACGTCTTCAACCTCCATTGGTCCGTATATCTGCTCCAGCCCCATACCAACGAAGGCGATGGTATCAACTTGATCGTCTACGTTTGTGTTGGGGAAGCGCCTTAACTCCAGCAGAAAATCGTCGGCCCACTCCGCATCAGACGGCACATGAACCATTCCCATCTGTATCCGTCCCTGTATCGACCGCGCCCTTGCGGCCTTGTTGGTAGCAACCGCAACAGGTGATCGTGGGATAAACGCTCGACGCTCCCGCATTCGCTGCACCAAAAATGGCCCTATGCTCTTATTGATCACCGAGTTTTCTTCAAACCATCGCACAGGTTGCCACGTTTTCATCAGATCAATCGCTGACTCTACCCACACGTCTGACTGCGATTGCGCCCTCCACAGGTCGAGAACCCAGATGTGCTGCTGGCTGTCCACTCCGACAACGATATGCACCGTCCAGTCCCCGGCGCTGTCCTTCGTCGCATAATCAGATGCGGCATAGATGGATAGTTGGTCAGGCTTTTCATCCCGGCTATAACGATGGATCTGGTGGATGTCGAAGAAAGCATTCGCAGTCACTACAGGGTTGAGCAGCATCTGGCAGCTAAAAATATATTCCGACATGTTCAGCCGCTTCTCTGCCAGATACTGTGCGGAGAGCAAAACAGGCCGACCCGAAATCTGTCCGTTGTCTGTTGCTGCGTGAATCCGTGGCGTTGCGACTCCCCGCTCCAGCATTGTGTTGTATGTATCCATGTCATCGTAACGGGTGCCAATATACCGTCTGATGCCGCCCTCAGACCCAAGGTTAATGGACAGCTCCCATCGTTCTGTGGTTTTGTTTATCTGGTCAGGAGTGGATACGCTGTGCTCGGTCACCACATCGTCATACACTAGTGTTCCGTAGTGTCTGCCAGTCGGCATCCCATCGACCAGCCCATACGCTTCAATTGTTGCCTCTCTCGGATTGCTCTGACGCCTTACCGTTAGCCCTTCATTCTCTGACCACTTGGGCGACTGCGTTTGCGGTTTAGCATACAGGATGTCAGGGAACCACGCCTTAAGTTGCTGATTGTTTTCCAGTTCCTCCTTGATCTGCCTCAGAAACGCCTTTGCCGTTGGCCTGTTGTAGGAGAGAATGCAGCAGGTCACCTCCGGATTGTTCAGAATGTCCTGTATCGTCAGCGCGAACGTGATAATTGTGCTCTTGTAGTGTTCCCGCGCCCACAGGTCCAGCATTCCGTTCGGGCTTTCCTCCACCTCCCGGCACCGTTCCAGTATCCACTGACGGTTCGCGTCCTCCCTCTTGCATACGTACACCAGCAGGAAGAATAGGTCGTTCTTGCACAGCCACCGCAGCATCTTGAACTGCTCCACTTCCGAGCAATTCGCCAAGCCAACGAGAAGCGTCTGATACTCCGATGTCGAGTTGAGCCTGAACGTTGACTGTGGTTGCATTGACCTCCATCTCCTGTGGTGCATCCATACCCAGTAAAGCACAGCGGCGAGACACCACCTTGTTAATCTGATCAAGATACCGTGGGTCACCTGCCAGCGTCACGGTTTCCTCTGATACTGTCTGCTCTTGCTGTCCGTTGCGCTGCGTCACTCGGCGTGTTTGTTTTACGGTTTCACCGATTGATCGGCTCCACGCTTCCCACGCCTCTTCTTCGACTCGGTTTAATTTTTCCAGCTGGTCGAATTTCTCTTCCTGAATATAGTGCTTGTTCTGCTCTGCCCACCGCATTCGTAAAGTTCGGCGGTCCAGTGTAATCATCCCCGGCGAACGGTCCAATTCCTTAGCCTGTTGTCGAACGGTTTTGCCCTGTGCAAGTCCTTCTGCGACAAGGTTGAGGTGCTGTTCGCGCTCTGTTTTGCTTTTTGTCTTTGGAGGCATAATTCTATGTATAAGTTCTTTTGTATGTTTCTGTATTAAAAACTTCCGCAAAAGACGTTGGCGTTTCCCAGAATCTAACTGACACAATATCAAGCAGCCGCTCTTGTTTAGCAGTTTTAAACGTGGTGTCTAGAAAGCCGTTAGTCACTGTCAGTAGTTCTATCGCCATGTTCTCAGCTGTGGGATTATACGGGACGGGCCTGACTTGGGAGTCCAAGCCCATAATCATACGCAGTGCATCGTCTTTTTCATTAAGCTGCATACGATGGTCCCACGTCTCATCAATCCATTTTTTTGTAAAGGACTTGAGATCACTGAAATCAACAACAAATCCAGTATCGTCCAAGCTGTCTGATGCTGCCGTAACTTCCACTCGCCCATTGTGTCCGTGGAAATGTCTGCACTTCCCTGAATAATTCAGAAGGCGGTGTCCGTAGCAAAAGTCAACCGAAACAGTCACTTCCATTTCTTTTCCTTTGTAATCATATCATTTGCAAAAATTCCAGCCGCGCAGCGTCCGAGTCTCTGAACGCGCCCCGCATTACACTGGTTTTCATCGTGGCGGGTGTGGCAACTCCACGCATAACCATGCACAGATGCTGCCCTTCGCCCATTACGGCAACGTCCTGTGAACCCGTCAAGCGTTGTATTTCGTCTGCAATGTTCTGGACCAGCCCTTCTTGGATTTGAAGCTTGTGCGCCATCTGGTGTGCTATTCGCGCAAATTTAGACAGGCCAAGAACCTTGTCTCCTGCCACATATCCAATAGACACATCGCACCAGAAAGGCAGCAGGTGGTGTTCACACATTGACCACACTCGCATCCCTTTCACAACCACCATCTGGTCGGCCTGAACACATTCAAAAGCAGTTTCTGTCTTGCCCGGGTCGTAGTTAATAAACTCCAACCACGAACGCGCAAACCTGTCTGGGGTACCTTTTAATCCGTTGCGGTCGGGATCTTCCCCTATGGTACACAGTAATTCTCGGCACAGCCTCTCAAGTTTTTCTTTTTGTTGCCTTTCGTCACGCTGCATCAGATACCTGTGGCGATTGCTCGTAAGATGTGGGGTCGGAAATTAAAGCGGCTGTGATGGCACGATGACGTTCGCGGCACGTAGAACACACCCCACAGTGCTTTTCTCGGCCATTATAGCAAGAATAGGTATCTTCATAAGGGACTTTTAATCGTGCGCCTATGCTGGCAATATCGGCCTTGTCCAGCATTACATACGGTGCCTGAATGGTGATTCCACACGCCAACTCCATTGCGGCACTGAATGCATTTACGAACTCCGGACGGCAATCGGCATACACGGCGTGGTCTGCTCCGTGCATACCAGCATAAACAGTTTGGTATCCGTGGGCATTTGCGATACCCGCAGCCACCGAAAGCATTATGGCATTCCTATTGGGCACCACGGTGACGGCAAGCGTTTCTTCTGTGTAATCTTTTTCGGGAACGCTTACTGTGGCATCTGTCAATGCAGAACCGGGGAGAAGTTGCCCGATGGGCAAAGTCACAATAAAATGCTGAATCCTCAGCTTCGTTGCTGTTCGCTTGGCGTGTTCAATCTCCCATTTATGCCGCTGACCGTAATCGAACGTCACCATGCCCACGGTATCGCCGTTCTTCTCTACGGCATCATATACAAGAGTTGTGGAATCTAGCCCACCGGAACAAATTACGAGAACCTTCATCACAGAATCCCTATCTGCTTATGCACCTGAATTGACAGCCTGTATCGTCCGCGTGATGCTTTTACTGTGTCCAGACACAGCTGCGTTGCCTTGTCGGACTGACTAACAGGCTGCAAGTATACAGGTGCTGAAAATTGTTTTGGCAAGCGGCGCAATTCCTTTTCCATTCGATCTATGTCGTATTGTCGCCCAACAACGAATTTCAATTCGTCGGCCTCTTGCATCGTTTCCAGAAATACTGGCTTGTCCTCCTTTGGCGATACGGTCACCCAATGCGGTCTGTCTGATCCCCAATTAGGCCGCACAGTGCCTGACGTTTCTACTGTCACATTTATGTCTGCCTTTTTAAACGCGCACACCAACGGTCCCAGATTTTGTTCCATTGGTTCGCCGCCTGTTATCATCACCCATTTGTCCGGACAATGCTTTACCACGTACCCGCACACCCCGTCCGCGCTGGCGGTGGCATAGTTGGCATTCACGCCCAGCGCATCCGTCAAGGTATCAACCCGCTTGTCTGGAATTGCCCACGTTTCTTTCGTGTCACAAAAAGAGCAGCCGACATCACAGCCGTGCAATCGCACCAAAGCCATTGACACACCTGTCAGTGCGCCTTCGCCTTGCACAGTGTGATAGATGTCATTTACGCGATACATCTATCAAACTCCTCTTTAGCAATTCTAAGATTATCCACAGCACTGTCTACCAGATAGATGCGGAAACCGGTGTCATTGCGCCGTTGTAGCCACCGTTCAGCAGCAAGCCATGACATCAAGGAGAACCGAATGGCGTTAGATCTGGTGAATTTTTTTCTATCAGCAAAGTCGGCCCACCCTACATCCGGAAGCAATTCACGAATTTCTTCTGCGTATTTTTTGCACTGGCGAGCATTTCCAACTTTGCAGTTTTTAAACCTTCCCTTTTTTTCCACCCACACCGGAACACTTCCCCATCGGAAACTAGATGTCCACGAAGAGGAGTCCACAGAATACCAACGAAACGCTTTGACTACCCGCCACGAAGTAGAACCGAACCCGTGATACCGTGTATGTGACTTCCCCCGCTTAAAACATTGAACAAGCCACGGCATGATCACGTTAAAATGTTTCATATACGGCACCATCCCGCCCAGCGCCACGTATTCATAGTTGTTGACATAATGATCTAACACATCCCACGGCTCCCCGGTATGAAACACAGGAATCGGAGAAAGACCCATTTTCTCAAGTGCCGCTTGGTTTTTTAGAGTTTGTTCGTGATCTCCTATGGCATCAAGATTGGCATAAGTCTCAAAAGCATCGCCCCACGCCTTGATCCAATTTCCATAATCTTCCAGAGATATATCAACGCCTTTAGTAAATGCAGAAAAACCACCACTATCTGAAAACAGCATTGGCATCGGCCCGCCCATTTTTTCCTTCAATGCTGCAGGGGTGAACTTTTTATAAAAATGATAAGAGATTAAAAGTTTAAACCGATCATTCAGCGGTTTCATTCTGCGACAACTTCCTTTATAAGTTCCACAAATGACTGCGCCTCAGTATCGCCGGGAAGCGCGTCCAGCTTGGCTTTGTATAATTTATAGATAGCAGGTGGGATTTTGAATCGTATCTCAGGCCAGAAAGATTCCACTCCCGGTTCATCGCCGTGCTTATTACTAACGTCATCAAGGTCGGGCGTTAATTCCAAACCGCTTGTTAAATCGTCAATTTCCGTGTCGTAAAAAAAGGAATCCAGACTGATTTTGTCGGCATCTTTGAGCAGCTGTCGAGCGTTCCAATCCAGCGACAGTTCGGCTACCCTGTTGTCGGCATAGGCCATTTCTCTTGCGCTGGCGTCAGTCTCCAGATCCAGATCGATGCGCTTAACCGCCACCAATTCATCTCCCGCAGTCTCTACCACTCTGACATTTTCGATGCCTATC